ACTATATAAAATGTTACCTAAAACAGGTTCACATGAAGAACCTGATGGTCAAGGCAATGTGGTGACTTATGTTGCCGGAGATGTCATCGAAAATGATTCAGACTTATCTACACGTTTCCCGGGCAAGTTTGTTCGGATGGACATAGGACAATCTGCTGGAAAAGGCGCACAACCAAAGATTCCTGTACCGCATCGCTTTATCCGTGAACCTGCTCCTGTGCTCGTGACTCAAGTCGCACCTGAGTCCGTGCAGCCAGTACCAAAGATTCCGGAAGTTGATAGTAACGACGTTCCTGTTGACAGATTCTCTACACCGGAAGAAGTTGCTGATGAAACTGAAGCTGCTGAATAATGCCACAATGGACTCCAACAAAAACTTGGGAAGGTCGAGACGTTTTTATTATCGGTGGTGGACTTTCGTTAAAAACATTTGATTGGGATTTACTTAAAGATGAATGTACAATCGGATGCAATGACGCTTATTTATTGGGCAAAGAGGTTTGTAAGATTTGTGTTTTCGGTGACCCAAAATGGTATCGAAAACACAAACATGAGCTTGTAAAATACGAGGGCATTGTGTTTACGAATCACGGAAACTTTCAAAGAAATAGGACTGATTGGATTTGGGCTCTTCCAAGAAAAGCGCGTGGCTTAGCAAAGGACGCTCTTGCTTGGAATAAGAACACTGGTTCAGTCGCGGTTAATCTCGCGCTGATTCTTGGAGCTAAGAGAGTTTTTCTTTTAGGATTTGATATGTGCTTATTAAATAAGCATGAACAAAATTGGCATGAGAACCTTCTGAATGAACCGGATAAGTCAGTGTATCCGTTATTCATCAGAGGGTTTGAAATGTTGTCAAAGCAAATGCATAAGTATTTTTCTAACGCTGAAATTATTAATGTCACGGACAGCAGCGCTTTGAATATGTTTCCGAAGGTTGCCTGTGACGCCTTTTGGAAAGGACGTGTAAAATGAAAACGAGAATTCTGCTCTCTACCATTCTGGCCGTAATTACGTTAACAGGTTGTCAAGAAACCCTGTTCATCAACAAAGGTGATTTAACTGAAGTAAAAACAGGTGTTGGTCTTTTATCAGATAAGGTTGATGCCGGTCAAGCGTTGTGGACAGAAGTAGCAAAAGTCACTGGAAAAAATATCGAGGAAACAGCGGCAATCAATAAAAAGATTGATGAATACCAACCAATGATTACTAAAGCTGCCACACAACTTGCTGAAGCACCTACTTTGATTGAAGGAATGATTGAAGCAAATAAGACAACTGCTCCACTTAATCCTTATGCCGGTATCATCGACTTATTATTAAAATTGCTTGTACCTCCTTCAGTTGTTGGAACGGGTCTCGCAGTAACTAAAGCGATGAAGAACGGTCGAGAAAAAGTAGAAGCTGAAAACGCAGTTGAAAGAATCGCAATTGAAAAGAATATCGTTGACCGAAAATACTCTGCTGAGAAGAAGGGACTTGAAGCTTTACGAATGAAGTCGCCTGAACTCTATGAAGAAAATTATGCCCTTGTGGGCGCATTAAGAAAAGAACTCGGAGTCTGAACAATGGCGAGAACGACAAGTATATTAGTGGGCGGAATAATCGAGCTTGATTCTTCGATTACAGTGACACCGTTTATAGAAGCCGCAAACGCATTAGTGACAGAAGTTTGTCCAGCAGCGTCATATGACGCAACGCGGTTAGAACTAATTGAGCGATGGCTTTCCGCCCACTTTTATACTGTCCGTGATATGCGAGCAGAGTCAGAAAAAGCTGGCCCAGTGTCAGAGAAATTACAATCAGCCGTTGACTTAGGGTTTGATACTTCTCACTACGGTCAAATGGCTATGCGCTTAGACACAAAGGGCGGGCTTGCTCGATTAAACCAACAAGCAAAGAAGGGTGGAAACATGCCCATCTCTGTATCGTTTCTTGGGACTGAAGACGCTTCAATTATTGATTAGGAAATATTATGAAAAAAGGAATAATACTATTTATAACATTTATGATTTTTGCTGCGTCTACTTTTGCATATCGACCGACGCCGAAGCCACCACTTGACCCAGCAACAGTACCGTTTGTATATAATGTGCAAGCAACTCCATTACCGATTGCTTGGGCAATGACTGAAGCAGGAACTAAAATATCTGCTGACCAGATTATATACGATGAACATCGTGATGATGTAACATTAACAATTGAATTGCCAAATGGGACTTTAATTATCGCAACACAGGTCAGTGTTACTGATGACCCGAATGACCCAGACGGCAATCCAGCTACTCCACCTGATGATAATATTATAGGATTAAGATATGTGTTTCATTGGGAATGGAATACAACCCTTTTAGATGAGGGCTTACAGCATTTGAAAATGAAAGCAATGGACAGTGACGGCTTAAGTACGACTGCCGGCTTTCTCGCCTTAATAACTAAGAATCGTCCGCCAGTATTTGGTGGCTGTACTATTAATTAATCAAGGGAGAACTTCATGGTAAAAGAACTTTTGAATAGCAACAAATGGAATGTGATTGTATGGGTACTTGGGTTTGTCTTTGCTTGCGGGATGTTCTATGTTCTTTGTAATAACACTGATGCCAGGTCTAAGCAAAATGTGTTAGATATTAAAGGGGTTTGTGAAAAAGTTGGAACTGTTTCTGATAGTGTGATTAAACTTTCAACTGATGTTGAGTATATTAAAAAAGGTATTGATAGGATAGAGAAAAACATTAATGGAAATTAATCATGGGCATTATTACTCGAATGAGAAAACAAACTTGTGTGTACTGGGAACTGGCTTCGGCAGATAGTGCTGGTGAAGACTATGATGACCATGGTCAACCTCAGTTCCTTGACCCAGTAGAGCTAACTGTTCGATGGGATGATAGGAACGTGGAGTATACGAATCCCGACGGTATTAAGCAATGGTCAAAATCTCAAGTTTACACTGGTCAAGATATAAGACGCGGTGAAGCGTTAATGTTAGGAACCTTATCTGATGTTACAGAAGTCATCGATATTTTAATTAATGATGGGGCTATGCAAGTAAAAGGATTCGATAAAATTCCGAATCTTAAAGCAACTGAATTTTTAAGGATAGCATATTTATAATGGCTAAGTTATCGTCAGTCACAGGATTAAAAACAGTTATTCAAAACCTACACGCTGCGAAGGATAAGATAGGGCTCGGCGTTGGCCGCGGCCTAAGGAAAGGTGGATTGTTTTTACTTCAAGCAACTGATAAGTATACACCGGTGCAATTAGGCACCTTAAGAAATAGTAAGTTCATTCGTAATGTTGGCGGGGCAGGCTATGATACAGATATAGTTGTAGGCTTCACTGTGGATTATGCAGCAATTGTTCATGAGGATATGACTAAGAAACATGGTGCACAGTTTAATGTTGAACATGCTGCTGAGATAGCTGCCGCATCAGGGACAACAAGAGGTACAGCAAAAGGTGGAATGTTTTTAAGAGGTGATAACCAACAAGCAAAGTTTTTGGAACGACCAGCTCGTGAAGAGCGCCAGCATATACTTAAAATAATTGCAAAGGAAGCAAAGATATGAAGATAGGAGGTTTTAATGCCCTGGAAAATAGAACGCGAACTTATAAGCACGGAGCCCGTTGATAAAGCATTACCGGCTGGTGATATGACCGAGCTGTCGAAAATCACGGCGACGCACATCGGGACGGGCGAGGTTTATCATCTCAAGGCCCGAATGGGAACAGAGGCAGACAAGAAAGCGGCATGGGACAATATCTACGCTCAACACATAGAGCGGACCAAGCTGCCTGCGATAGACCCGATAGCCTCCGAAGGCGTTGTGTACCTCGATAAAAAGGAGGTGCCGTTAACATATTATACATTAGCTTAAAGGAATTGCCTTATGACATTAACATATCCAACTGACGGAAGCTGTGATACACCTGGAGAAAAATTAGCTTTACTTGAACGAGCTAAAGAAATATTCAAACTTCTTCACAACGGGATGAATAAATGGAAAGATGGTGGCCTAACCCTAACACAATACAACAAATTGCCTGAATCAATAAAAAGCAGATATGCTTATGTGCCTAATATTTCATTCGAGAATTGGAGTGACTTTAACTCATTTATAATGGAAAAATTGAATGATAAAATCGGCAATCAATGGGGAGTGCAAAAGCAGGCTGCGGCAGCAGATACTAAATTCGACGCCTTCATCGGAGATATTGGGACTATATAAATGGCTAATACAGATTTTACGGGTGGCGCATGGACTGAAGTTGACGGTGGGACATATCTAACCGTTACCTCATCAAAGGTAGCATGGGTAGATTTCGACAGGAACAACACTTCCCATCATTCCGCTTCGGCGGCAGGCTTAGGTATTAGTCTTGCCGGTGATTTTACCCATAAATTTGAAGTTCAATACTCTAATCTGACGAGTAGCCCTTATATAGTTTTTTGGGGGGCATTTCAGAATGTTAAAAATCTCAAAGCATCTCTAGATGCTTCTGAGGATAGTTTAGTACTTTTTCAATACCAGGATGATTTCTATGTAGTAATTTACGAAGATGGCGTGTTAAGAGACTCTGATAAATCATCGGGGATGACCGCCGGTACTACTTATTTTATAACGGTCAGTTACGTCGCATCTACAAAAACAGTTACGGTAGAAATTCACACAGGGGCACATCATCCGGCTGGCGTTCATGTTGACAGCTGGCCTCTTTATGGTACTGCCGGAATATCGGTAGCCCATGTCCAGGTTGCTACATCGTACAATGATGGTACTGGCAGCGAAGCTGATGGCTTTACTCAGAATCTTGATTTGGGGGCTGGAGGAGCTGTTAATGAAACAGCCACTCCAAGTGCATTAGTATTAGAGTTAGTTTTACAAGCTATAACAATATTAGGAACTGGGACTGCCTTTATTAGAACCTTTGATGATGCATTAGGAATCACTGATGCGATGGGAAGAACACAAGTTCAATTAAGAACTTTCAACGATGGCATCGGTAATGTTGATGATGCTGGACGAACACAAGTACAAGTAAGAATTATGGATGATGGTATCGGAATGCTCGATGCAATGAGTCGAGCACAAGCATTGATAAGAGCTATTGACGACGGCATCGGAATCCTCGATGCAATGGGACGAGCAACAGCGTTAATAAGAGCACTTGATGATGGTGTAGAAATCCTCGATGCAACAGGACGAACACAGGTACAGGTAAGAACCTTTGA